TACTTACAATTCGCTGAAGCTCAGGATCATTTACAAGATTTGTTGCCGGAACGAGTTTTCCAGTCACTTCATCTCTTTTCCAGATTTCTGGGCCTTCGCGCTTAAAAATCCTTAAAAACCACCTTCCGTTCTCAGTAGTCTTTTGAATTCCTATATCACTCTGCAGTATTTCAGGCATCTTTCTTTTTACATTGAAAGCCATTACGCGCAAACTTTCTGCGTGCTTCTCATCTCTTGCCAGCATAAAGGTCTCTCCACCTTTAAGCATAACTGTATCAAACAAGTCTTTAATCTGCATTACCAAACCCCTCTATCATTTTGTCCTACTATACACCAAATCGAACCAGATGTCAAGTAATATTTGGTAGTTTTGTAAATTATTTTATAGGTAATGATGTAATCGGTAATCGTTAATCGGTAATATTCTACCCATTTCGACCGTTTTTTGCGTGACCTTTTAGGCTCTTAGTTATTTCTAAGTGTTTTTTCTTCTAAGTGTTTTCCTCTAGTCTTCTCTCTTCTATTTCTTATATAATATATACTTAATATATATAAGATGATATACATACACAGACAGAACTAAGCAAAGACAAACACTGACAAAAGAAAACACTGAGAAGATACTAAGCGGGAACTTGGTTACACGAAAAACACGGGGAATGGGTCAAATGTTACCGTTTAACGTTTCCCGATTACAATTATTACTAAATACCTGAACAAAGAAATTAAGCAGTTTAACGTCTTACTCAGGACGATTTGTCAGCTTTTCAACCACTTGATAAATTTGTCTGCAAGCAAGGTGCTGATAATCCAAGCGAACAGGATGATGCTGAATGTTCCGAGAAATTCGAGCATAACTGACTCCTTATATATTAGAGAGAGTTAGCGTGCGAAATAAGGGTGCATTTACCCAGGACCCACCATTCTCTAGTCCTCTGCTAGAGTTTCAATGTTCCAGGGAAATAGTCAAAAATTGACCTTTCTGGTTCATGCCAACTGTGGAGGGTATGAAATTCAGTATTTGAAAACTCGCTTGGGAATTTCAAAGCCGCGTACATCAAGGGTGTTTGGTGAAAGTATAAGGAAACCAAAGTTTTGTGTTTGCTTTATTGTAACTTTTGTTCCCTTTGGAATACTCCACTGTTCGATATGTAGTGTTTCGTAAAGTTCTACATTTTTCCATGGCTGACCAACTTTGGGAAATGGGAGCTGAGTAATATTCATACTTACCTCCAGGTTGATTCATACCCTCCGAGGAAGGCAGGAAGGTATAATTCAATCTTCAATTTGGTTGATTGTCAGGGCTTTGTCATAGCACTTCAGCTGCATGAGGAAGTCGTTTGTTTCATCGCTTCCAAAGTGAAAGTCGCACATCATAATGACATACCTGACGACCTTCTTGTGGATGCTGAGCGTTCGGAGTTTGCGACGGAGCGCTTTGATGGCACATTCTTTCCGATATCGGTCAACGTATCGACAATCGCTCATCTCCCACTTGTCTGCCGTAACCTTTTCCATCCGACGCTTGCACTGCATGTACTTACGTTTTGACAAAGTTTCCATTTTTACCTCCCTACCGATTCCTGCCTTCCATGAAAGGCGTGAGGTGGATTTAGAATTGATGTAATATCTGTTTTCCTGTGAGCTCTTTATCGAGGTCAATAACTGTTACATGACCAGCGCAGCACCAAATTACTGCTGCAAGGTGTGAAGAATCTTGTTCACCAAATAAACCAACTGCTTCCTTTCCACAATATGGACAGGTTGTTTTTTTATACTCTGGCATTTTTCACCTCCCGCGATTCACGCCTTCCACAATATATCCTTCCAGCCATTTCCGCTTACTTCTTGGGCTTCGACAGCCGAGCAGCCTCTCTGAGAAACTCCTGCAACTTGGCTTCGTCGGCTTCCGTGAACTTGTTCGGAAAGGCCATCTTTTTCATGATGAGCCCTTCGAGGCTGATAACCTGCGAAGCCTCCTTTGCGACATTCGCAAGCCGCTTGTTCTCGGCATTTCCTGTCGCATTAACGCGCTCGCCAGTCCATTTCCCCGCGACGAGCTCGTCCCACTTTGCCTTGGCGTTTGCGATCTTCGCTTCGGCGTCGGCTTTCTCTCCCGCTCCCACGTCCATGAGCTTTTGCTTGGTCCCGTAAATCACGAGATTCTTCGGGACATCGGCCAATTCAGCGATATTCGGGAAAATCGCTGCCAGATCGAATTCGTGCTCCGGTTTGAAAACGTCCTTCTCGTCAACCGGCTGCTTGCCGATCATCAAAATGTTTCCATTCGGAGACATAGCCCACTTCACTACACGCTTCGCCATAATATACCTCCGTTTCATCGGTTCAGTCAAATGGTCAATATTTGACCTTTCTGGATTCATTCCGATGGAAGGATATATTACGGAAGGCATGAACCTTTTTCCGGTCAGGATCTAACGGCCTGTTTCATCCGTGCGCTTCCACTTGCGTCACCCTGCGATCCGATCAGTGATCGGTATGTGAAGGAACCGAATCGCGTGTTTTTCTGATCCCGCCGGATCAATTTGTTTTGTTGTCATATATGATGCAGGGACCGTGCCAAAACTGACGACATTGAAAAATATTTATAACTGATTGAAATCATTGAGAAATTGGTGAATGTAAACATCTGTTCACATTCCCAATGTTTGGTTAATTCGACAAATCTGTCGAATGAAAATGGCTGCAGATTATGGTTTTCGCAGGTTTCATAATGATTTCAATGATTTACAGATTCGACATAAATGTCGAGGGATTCGACGGAATTGTCGGAGGTATTTTCAACGTGTTTGGTATATTGGCATGGCACTTGCATGTTGAATTGACCCGAATCAGCCGATCCGCACGACATCATCTACTATGCTTTTCCTGACATAACCACGATCGAATTATGTCAGGGAAAACATATGTCAGGCAATGCACAATGCTTGACTGACCGGGGGCTGCGCGGGCCACATCGCCCTGACCACACGCGGTAAAAACCCCCTATTCTCCCCCAGTGAAAAAATCAAACTTCCCTTCTTAGAACAACAAACACAAACGCAAACGCAAAGCGTTTGATTAACCAAATCAATACTATTAAAATATTAACATAAACTATTAAAAATCTATTGACATTCTTGTTTGTTTATGTAATGGTAGTATAGGATGAAACTTGGGGCGGGAAGTTCAATTCGCGTGACCTTTTGTCTTAGGAGTAGAAATTGACTAAGGAAGAACAGAATCTGTTGACAAGTTTGCTTGAGGAGAAAGGAACTAAAAATGCTTCACATCCCGCCCCACTCAAGATTGACTTTCGTAAGCTCACCGCGGGGTACATCTGCTCTGCGAATGGAAACGAAGGAGCCTGTACGAGATTTCAGATTGGTCCTGATGGACATTGCTCCTTTCATGGGCTTAACAATTCATGCCAAAACTATGGTTTGGTTTAGGTAGATAACTTAATGGGTGGATTTGGTTCCGGACGACCACAAAAGGAAATTGATCTCGAGGCAGCACTTGATCTCCTCATGCGGGGAGAGTCCGTGCCGACTATTGCCAGTGAGATTGGTGTTAGTCCAATAACACTTCGTAAGCGAATTAAAGAGTTGCAGGATGAGCAAGGCGTCATTCTTCAATACCGCGCAATTCAGTCCCTTCATTTAACAGCCCTACAATCACGGATACTCGAAGCAATCACGCCGGAGAAGATTGAGTCCGCACCACTCCGTGACCTTGTTGCTTCGTTCAAGATACTCAAAGATAAGGAACTTGTTATTGAAGGAAAGCCGAGTGAGATCAAAGGTCTCATCGCGCATCTGATTGCGATGGAGAAGCAGGATGCAGCACTGGCACAAGGAGCAGAACCTCCATCCGGTGACTGTATGGATGCGGAGTTTACTGATAAAACAAACGAGGACTTTGAAGATCCCGACGCTCCCGCGAAGTCCCTCGCAGCTATTGACAACACGACGTTTTAAGAAAGGTCAAAGTTTGACTTTATGTCTGCCTTGAAATATTTTGAAGACTTGTTTGAAGGTAAGACCTTAGATGATTTATCATCTAGATTTCGTTGTGTTAAGTGTCGAACAAAAAAGGATTCATGGAAAGAACTTCATCCACATCATATTACTTACAAACCAGCTGTTGTTAAGCGTTTATGTTATACTTGTCATGCTTGTATTACTTTTGCAAACTGGCAATATACTAATAAGTTGCGATTAAAAAGATCACTTACAAACGAAGAACGTATTAATATTTGGCAGCAGTTTTTAAAAGCTCAATTATCTGATAGATATATAAAGACTGCTGTTATATGGTTTGATTCTAAATACGGTAATTTCTATTAGATGCTTATGTGGGGAGTCTACGAAACAGAAGAATTCATTCACGTTGCTCCTTGTGATAACAAAGGAAAGTTGTTGAAGTCTCATATTCTTGAATGGTATTGTAGTTGTAACCCAGAGTTGTATGAGGATAAAGAAACTAAACGGTTGATGTTAAGTCATAGAGAGTTGCATTAATGGAACTTGGTTCTAACAAAGTAAATCCTGCTGTTGTTCGCAAACTTCGCGAGTGGAGGAATTCTCCACTTCAGTTTGTAAATGACTGTATTAGTGTGACCCCGACAGAGCAACAGATTGAGTTGCTTACTTCTGTTCAAAAGGAAAAGCGTATTTCAATTAGAAGTGGACACGGAACTGGGAAGGACGCCAGTGTTGCGTGGATTCTACTCTGGTTTATGGTAACAAGACCATACGCTAAAGTTGCCTGTACTGCGCCAACAAATAGGCAGTTAAAAGATGTTCTTGTTTCAGAAATCTCTAAATGGCTTCGTCAGTCGGTTGTTGCTGATGAATTTGTAGTTCGCCGTGATATTATCTTCCATCGTGAAGCACCTAAGGAATGGTGGATTCGTTTTATCTCGCCGTCAGTTAGAGCGACTAAAGAAGAGCAGGCTGAAACTCTGGCTGGGTTACACGCCGATCATCTCTTAATTGTTGTCGATGAAGCCTCTGGTGTTCCAGATCCTACATTTATTCCCCTGGAAGGCGCGCTAACTCAGCCAGACAATAAAGTTATTCTGATTGGAAACATGACTAAGAATAGCGGATATTTCTTTGATACACACTTTCATAAGGACATCTCAAAAGACTGGTTTAAGCTACATTGGGACTCAAGAAAATCGTCTCGTGTTGATAAGTCAATGCCTGAATACTTTGCTCGGAAGTATGGTATAGACTCAAACATCTATAGAATCCGCGTCATGGGTGAGCCTCCTTTGCAGGATGAGACTACATTCATTCCTCTTTGGGCTGCAAAGCAGTGTATTGGACAAGATCTTACGGTGGCTGAAGATGAACCACTTTACCTTGGAGTTGACGTTGCAAGATACGGTGACGACTCTTCTATTATCCTACCCCGTCGAGGACTAGTTATTTATCCTTGGGAGTGTTTTAATAAGCTTAACACCATTGATCTTGGTGGTTTTATTAACCAGACATACCAAGAAATGAATGCAGATGGAGTTGCAATAGACTCTATTGGAGTTGGTGCTGGCGTTGCTGATTGGCTTGAGAAGCACGGGCTTGATAATCTTTATCAAGTAAATGTATCTCTTGCTTCAAGTGATATTGAAAAGTACGATAGACTGAGAGATGAACTCTGGTGTAGAGTTCGTGATAATTGTATTCTTGGAAAGTACTCATTTCCTGATATAAAACCTCCGGGAGAAGTTGAGTCTCTTGGAGATAAACTTGCTAATGAGCTTGCAACAGTTAGATATGAGTTCAATGCTCATGGTGGGTATGTAGTAGAATCGAAGAAGAAACTTAAACTTCGTGGTATTGCAAGTCCAAATATCGCAGATGCTCT